TCCTCGGAGACAGCCAGCTCGGCGGCAACGTGACCGACCTGGAACTCGGCTACTTCGAGCCCGACACCGTCCTGATCTCCGGCACCCGCCACGTCGTGCTTCAGGCGGACCTCGATATGTCGTACCTCGAGTACACGAGGGTCGTTTAGGTGGTTGAGAAGCACGCGAAGTGCCACCCGGATCGGCGGGACCACGGTAAGGGTCGTTGCCAGCCGTGCTACATGCGCGAGTGGCACAGGGCCCACCCCGAACGGCGGGCGCGCTATAGCCGCAAGCACCACGAGACGCATCCGAGCGCCCGGCGCGACTACTACCTCGCCAACGTCGAACGCATCGCGGCGCGCGACAAGGCGCGCCGGGTAGCCGACCCAACCATCAATCGGCGCACGGTCGCCGCCAAATACGGGCTGACTCTCGAGGAACGGGACGCGCTCCTCCGAAACCCGTGTGCCATCTGTGGCGGGACGGCGACCGATATCGACCATGACCACGAGACTGGGGCCGTGCGTGGCGCCCTGTGCGGCTCGTGTAACTCGGGTATCGGGCATTTACGGGATGACCCCGAACTAGTAACCCGCGCAGCTGAGTACCTAGCTGCGCGCCGCCCTTTGCTACGGATCGCGTGATGGTCGACGTCACAACCCAAATCACGCTCGAGGGCAACTTTTTCGTCCGATCGCCGGGCAAGACCCTCCGCATGAACGTCCGCGACATGAACGACGGCCTCGCCTCATGGATGGAGGCCGAAGTCAAGTCCGGCATCGCCGCCCACGCGGGCGAGATGCGCCACTGGACCGGCTGGTCCCGCGATCACGTCGTAGGCCGCACCTCATCCACCGCAGGCAAGCGATGGGGAACGTGGGCCGTTGTCTCCGCCAACACCGCGGGCATGTCCCGCGCCGACGCGATCCGCACCAAGGCGGCCGCGGCAACCATCGAGAAGCGGTGGCACCCGTTCCGCGCCGTCAAGTCCGGCGTCTACCGCTCCCGGCCGCTCATCACGGCCAACCTGACCAAGCACCTGGAGTAGCCGCATGGCGAAGTCATCGGGCATCGGCGACAACCTCTACATCTCGGGCTACGACCTGTCCGGTGACGTGGGCGCAGCCTCGGCCATCCGCGCCGGCCTGACCCTGCTCGACACGACCGGGATCAACAAGGCCGCCTTCGAGCGGCTCCAAGGCATCGAGGACGGGGAGATCACGTTCGCCGCGTTCTTCAACGATGCGACCAGTCAGGAGCACGCCGCCCTCAAGAACCTCGGCGGCTCCGGCGCCGATCGGTACGCGATGTACCTCCACGGCACGACGATCGGCAACCCCGCCGCGTTCCTGACCGCGAAACAGGTCAACTACGACGGCACCCGCGGCAACGACGGTTCCCTCGGGTTCACCATCCAGTGCCTCTCGTCCGCGGGCTACGGCCTCGAGTGGGGCCGGAACCTGACCGCCGGGGTGCGGACCGACACGGCCGCGACGAACGGCACCGCCTACGACAACGGCGCGGCCTCGTCCGCGGGCCTGACCGCGCAGCTCCAGGTCTTCTCGTTCTCCGGGACGTCCGTGACCGTGAAGCTCCAGGAGTCCTCCGACAACGCGGGCGATGCCTATACCGACGTGACCGGCGGCGGCTTCACCGCGGCCACCGGACGCACCGCCCAGCGCATCGCCACGGCGTCCGGCTTGGCCGTCGAGCGGTATCTGCGCGTCGTCACCACCGGCACCTTCTCAAGCGCCGTATTCGCCGTCGCCGTCCGGCGCGGCTAACCGAAGGAGACACATCTCGTGGCAAAGGAAAGCGGTATCGGGATGACCGTCACCGTCGATAACTCGGCGGGCGCGGCCAAGGACATTAGCAACGACGTACTCTCGCTCTCGTTCGGGACGCCCCAGGGGCTCCTCGACGTGACCGGCGTGGACAAGTCCGCGTTCGAGCGGATCATCGGCCTCGCCGACGGCAACGTCCAGATCACGCACGCCTTCAACGACGCGGCCGACATGAGCCACGTCGTGCTGCACGCGACCCGGAGCGGCTCGCGGACGGTCGCCATCGCCATCTCGGGCCAGACGCTCACGATGGAATGCACGATCGCCAACGCGGGCTATGCGCGCGGCACCGACGGCTCGTTCATCGGGACCGTGGACCTCCAGCTCAACAACGGTACCGCCCCGGCTTGGACGTAGGTGTACCGCCTACCGGGCGGCCGACGGACCCTCCGCATCCTGGAGGGTCCGTACACCGGCGCCGAGTGCGTCGTCCAGGACATCGGCGCCGACTCCATCCGCTACACCGCCACCGGGCTGGTGGCGGCGTTCTTCGCGGCGGAAGGCTGGAAGGCGGAGCGCGACCCGCTCACCGCCCTCTACGACCTGTTCGCCCGCGAGGGCCAGCCAACGTGGTCGATCGCCGACCACCGCGGCGTGATCCCGCCGACGGGGGCCGGGATGATGCGCCTCCCGATCGCGCTGGCCCTCGAGTTCATCGACCAGTGGGTCGCCCCGCCCAGCACGGCGGTAGACGAGATCTTCCCTCCCGGACCGCTCCGCGACGAGCTGAACCGCGAGCTCCGCACAGTCGAGGAGGGCGCGGGCGAGACCCGGATCGCCGCGGCCGCCGGCGTCCCGCCGATCGTCGTCGGGTTGTCGGAGGGTCTGAACCGCGAGCTCCGCACAGTCGAGGAGTAACCCGTGCCAAACAATGTGCGGGTTGGCGTCCAGACGACCGGCGTCGGCAAGGCGTCCTCGGAGCTGGACCACCTCCGGGACAAGTTCGACAAACTCCAGAAGCAGGGCGCCAAGGGCTTCGCCATCGGCGCCGGCGCGGCGATCACGGCCAAGGGCCTCTCGCTCCTGGACTCTGCCGCGTCCGGCCTCATCAACGTCCTCGGCGACGCCACGCAGGCGGCCATCGAGGAGGAGCAGTCCATTGCCAAGCTCGACGCAGCCCTTCGGGCCAACGTCGCGGGCTGGGATGGCAACACCGAGGCGATCGAGAAGGTCCTTGCATCGCGGATGAAGCTCGGCTTCTCGGACGACGAGCAGCGCCAGTCCCTCTCCCTCCTCGTCGCCGCGACGAACGATGTCACCAAGGCGATGGACCTCCAGCGCACGGCGATGGACCTCGCCCGCCTCAAGGGCATCTCGTTGCAACAGGCGTCCGAGGCGCTGATCAAGGTCGAGGCCGGTCAGTTCCGGCTCCTCAAGTCGCTCGGCATCGAACTAAAGGAAGGGGCCACGCAGGCCGAGGCCCTCGCCGCGGCGCAGAAGGCGGCGGCGGGACAGGCCGAGGCGTTCGCCAACACTAACGCCGGGAAGCTGCTCAAGTCCCAGATCCAGGTTGACGAGGCGATGGAGCACCTCGGTGCCGTGACCATGCCTCTCGTCGCAGATGGCGCCGAGACACTGGCCGGCGCGATCGAGACCCTCATCCCGTTCTTCGATCTACTCAACGGGAAGCTGCCCGAGACGGAGGAGGAGTTCCGGGGTTGGATCGACCTCATCAACGGGATCAACCTCAACCCGCTCACGATGGCGCACGAGCGGGCGTTCGACATGATCGACCAGGCGGCGGCGGGCTCGACCAAGAGCATCCGGCACTACGAGCGCGCCGTGGAGGAGTCCACCGACGCGGCATACGACGCCAGGGACGCAGCCGAGGATCTGGAAGAGGCCCTAGACGACCTGACCGACGCGGCGTACGACTCCGTGGATGCCTTCGGGGATCAGTCGTTCAGCGCCACCGAGCTCAAGGGCCGGATCGCCGAGTTGACGATGGAGCTTGGCGAGGCGAAAGCCGAACTCCTGGCGCTCGAGGCCATCAAGAACCCGACGGCCGCCCAGCAGTTGGATATCGACGCCGCTCGCGGCAAGGTCGCCGGATACGAGCACGACCTGTTCGACACCCGCGTGGAGCTGGCGAAGCTGAACGGCACCGGCCTCGACGCGCTGCTCAAGCAACTCTCCGCCGCGCAGTACCGCACCGACGCGCTGGGCGATGAGGCGCGCGAGGCCCTGAGCCTGTTTCAGAAGCTCTCCTACGCCGCGGGCAAGGCCACCGGCTACAACGTTGACCCCGGCTTCGCACCCCGCAAGTACGCCAAGGGCGGCTGGGCGGGCATGAACGGCCCCGAGCTCGCGGTCCTCGGCGACGGTGGAGAGCCGGAGCTGGTCATCCCCAAGAGCGACTTGCAGTCGGCCCCGTCGGGCGGCGGAGGTGGCTGGTCCGGTGGCAGCGGCATGACCGTCATGGTCCCGGTCACCGTCATCGGCCAGCTCACCCCGGCGCAAACCCTCGCCCTCGGACAGCAGCTCACCGGCGCCATCTTCACGGAGGCCCAGAACCGCGGCCTCTACGCACGCTGATGGCGACTCTGGAGAACGCCACTGAGCCGGTCGCCACCAACCCGATCGCCTTCGGCTTCACCGCCACCGCTGGGAGGATGCTGCTTGTAAGCATCTCGTCGCGGAACACGGGCGACCCGTCGGGCTCCGTCGTGGCTCCGTCCGGCTGGACGCGCCTCGGCTACAACCGCACCTTCAACCCGGTCGGGTTCCAGGACTCCATCGTCGTCTACGGCAAGGATGCCGCCGGCGGCGAGACCTCCGTGACGGTTGACTTCCCCAACACGGACGGCAACGACGTCTTCGTTGAGGAATGGTCCGACGCCTCGATCGTGGACTACATCCTCGTCAGCGAGACCCGCGTCGGCTCGGGCACCTCGATGACGGGCTCCTCGGTGAGCGTGGTCGGCACCGGCCTCGTCTGGTGCCACTTCGCTCAGTCGCAGGACAACTCCAAGTCCTTCTCCGCCGGCACCGGCTGGACGCTGGCCCAGGAGGATGAAGCGTCCTCCCACCCGGCCACGATCATCGTCTACGCCGAGACCACGGACGCCACGGTCCTGCCCGCGGCCACCTCCAACCGGACGAACGGCTGGCGAGCCGTCACGCTGGTCTTCGGTGTCGCGCCCGAGCCCGAGGAGCCGCCCGATCCCCCGGAGGCCGAGGACGCCCCGGTTCCGGGGATGTGGGTGGACTGGGGTCTGGACGGGTTCGGCGTGAGCGTGTCCGAGAGCGAGGACGCCCCGCTCGCGCGGATGCTGCCAGAGGGCGGCGGCGGCGCGGACGTTGAGGACAACATCACGCCCGACGTCAAGCGCGTCGTGATCCACCGCGGCGGCTTCGCCGACCACCTCGGCGGAACCTCGCCGGGCACCATGACCGTCACCGTCAAGAACGAGGACGGCAAGTACAACCCGGACAACGCCGACTCCCCGGTCTACCCGCTGGTCAAGCCTGACCTTTCCATCTGGTTCGGCGTCAACGCGGACGGGACGGTGGAAGACCAGAACATGACCGTATACGGACGGTTCGGCGGCTACGTCCGCGAGATCGTGCCGATGCCCGTGCCGGGGTCGAGTTACGAGGCGCAGCTCATCTGCGACGACGCCTTTGGGCGGTGGCGACAGGCCACGGCGCGGGTCGAGTTCATGGAGGACCCGAGCATCGCCGAAGCGCGCGAGGCCGTCCTCGACGCCCTCGATGAGACGCGCTTCGACCTGGACACCGAGGCCGATCACATCGCGTTCTTCGGGACCACCGGCACCAGGACCCGCACCGTCACCGCCGGGACGCCGGGCCAGTTCGTCCCCACCCAGGACGTCCTCCGCGGGCGCATCCGCCAGCCCACCGCCAACGCCCTCGCGCTCCTGGAGGAGTTGAACGCGCTCGCCGGTACGCGGCACTTCATCGAGCCCGGCGACACCAAGGAGGACTGGTACCAGTACCGGACCGTCAACCGGCATCACAAGCTGGACGACTCGCCCGATGCGGACATCGACGGCGAGGACCACGGCGCAGCCACATCGGGCTACCGGGCCACGCGGGATACGGTCATCAACGTGGCCGAGGTGGAGGTCCGACCGACCACGGTTGACGGGAACGTGGTCACCGTCTGGCGCTACGGCCAAGTCCCCTTCGACGTTGGCCCCGCCGCGAGCGTCCGCATCATCATCGCGGACTTCGGCGACTACGTGTTCGACGCCGCACTCAGCGTGGCCGCGACCGGCTCGGTTACCTCGGCGTTCACCCCGTTCGGGGACGGAGCGCTCATCCGCCTCGACGCCGCCGCCGAGGTCACCGTCACCGCCCTCACAGTCACCGGGCGCCTCGTCCGCCGGTCCGACGCTGAGACCATCGAGCGCACGAGCACCTCGTCTCGGAACCGCTACGGCGAGCGGCGCCAGTCGATCTCGTCGGACTACATGCAGTCCACCGGACTCGCCAAGGGCATCGCCGAGTTCGTCCTCTGGAAGTTCGCCGAGCCCCTCACCCGGCCGCGGGTCGATCTCATCAACACCCTGTCCAAGACCCTGCCGCTGGAGCTGTACGACGTGCTGACCCTGACCATCGACCGGCTACACGTCGCGGGCCGGCGCTTCGAGATGATCGGCTTGCACGAGGAGTGGCAGACGGCCGCCGTCACGACGAACGGCCCGCTCGTGTTCTCGTCGTTCTCCTTCGAGCTCCAGGAGACGCCGAACCAGACGGCCCTCTCATTCTTCCGGGTCGATATCTCGAGCCTTGACGGAACGGACGGCCTCGCCCCGTGAGCTACTCCACCCTCGCCTCCAAGTCCTCGGGCGACCCCATCTCCGTCACGGACTGGTCCACGCTCCGCGATGACCTCACCGACCACGAGGCGCGCATCCAAGCCAACACGTTCTCCGGCTGCATCCTCGAGCGGACCAGCGTCCAGTCCATCCCCGACGCCACGGGCACCGGCGTGAGCCTCACGGTCGAGACACTCGATGAGGGCGGATGGTTCCCCGGTTCCGGCTCCACCATCACCGTCCCGTCAGCAGCCATCCCCGCGGGCTACACCAACATCGTCGTGAGGATTGAAGTCAACGTCGAGTGGGACGACAACCCCACCGGACGCCGGACGGTGAACATCAACAAGAACGCCGCCCTCCTGGGTCCGAACTTCCAGATGGACGCCCCCTCGATCTCGCTCGGCCAGTCGAACACGCGCACGTACTGGTTCGAGGCCGGCGACACGATCAACGTCCAAGTGTTCCAGGATTCGGGCGGTGCCCTCGACCTCAACTCTGCGCTCGTGACCATCGCGCGCATCGGCTACTTCAACTAGGAGCGCGAGCGTGACCAACCCCATCTCGCCCGTCAACACGAACGAGCGCGACACCGATCCGGTCCTGCTCGCCGCGGGCACGCAGGGCTACGTCAAGCGCGGCGTCCAGGGCACCGCGATCACGCCCTCGTCCTCCGACGAGGATGCGGTCGCGCAGCTCGTCGGCACGCACGTCGACGGCGCGACCCCAGCGGCCACCGATCCCGTGGTCGTCATCGGGGCCAAAGCCGATCAGACCGCGCCCGCCTCTGTCACCGAGGGCCTGATCGGCTGGCTGCGGATGAGCCTTGCGCGGGCGTTGCACGTCGTCCAGGTGGCGGACGTGGCGACCCTCTCGTCCGTCGCCTCGCAGGACACGAACATCTCGCTCCTCGCAGCCAACGTCAATCGGATCGGGCTGCTCGTGTTCAACGACGACACCGGCACGCTCTACCTCAAGTACGGCACCACGGCCAGCACCTCGAGCTACACCGTCCAGATCCCCGGCGGCGGCTATTGGGAGATGCCCCTGCCCGCGTACGTCGGAGCAATCGACGGCATCTGGGTCACGAGCGGATCGGGCTCGGTAAGAATGACGGAGTTGACGTAATGCCCCTTTTCGCCCCCGCCCTCACCGTCGAGGAAGAGGACGGCTCCCCGACCACCGCCGGGGTCAAGAAGCTCCAGTTCCCCAACGGCTCCGTCACCAACGACGGCGGCGGTACGGTTTCGGTCGCGGCGGCCAGCGGCTCGGTGGCGACGGACGCGATCTACGATGCAAAGGGCGACCTGCCCGTTGGCACCGGGGCGAACACTGCCGCCAAGCTCACGGTCGGAGCCAACGGTACGGTCCTGACCGCCGCCTCGGGCGAGGCCACCGGC